TCTGTGGCTTTGCCTCCTCTGATTTCAAGCGTGCCTTCTTCGATGCTTGTACTGCTCCGCTCCCAGTAGTAAACCGAGTAGCTGCCGTCAGCAAGTGCGTTAACAGCAGTCACATTGCCCTGATCGTCAACGATTCCATTGTTGTCAGGACGATAAGGGCTCATCTCGCTTGCCACGCGGATAAACTTGCCTGGCTCCAAGTTCAGTCCCCATGGCAGTGTCTTAAATGTGATCGTGTGCGTCTGATACCGACGAACTGCGAGGAAGTAACGAGCAACCCGCTGTGCGTGTTCAATGCTATTGATATGTGGTAGATCAAATTCTTCGATAGGAAGCTCGGTGCTGTTGGCAACGTCTGTGTATCGAGCAATCAATGTTCTTTGCTCAGGGAATTGATTCGGACGTGAAATGTTAAAGATGATCGCGCATTGGAATAATTTGCGTTCTTCAAGTTCTAACCAGTCAATCTCAAGACTATCCTCAAGTATGTTTCCTTCAGTAAACATGGCGGAAATAAGGATTGGATTTGTTGTGTCGATAACTCCGTCTGCGTGATATGGAAGTGCAGGTTCAAGCGCAAGTCTTCCGTTCTTCAAGCTTGTGAAGCACAATACACTTGGAGCCGTTGCTGCCAGCCAAGTGCGTAGATTTACTGGCTCGGAAATGGATCCGTCCCAGAACAAACGGTTGGCACGTAGGTATTTTGCAGTATTTACAAGTGCCTCACGATCAACCAGAGCTGAATTTATAATTTCGCCAGCGCCTGTATCTTTGTCGGTAACAAGATACCAGAGCAAGTCTGTGAGCAGGTTGCTAGGCGCCGTATCGTTGTCGAGAAGACGTTCCACCTCGATGCCGTTTTTCACATAGCAGCGAAGCTGGTCGAGTTGAGTAAAGTTTTCGCTCGACTTCAGTTTTAAACCCGCTATTGCGCAGCCGTCATAGTTGACCGGAATCTCTTCATCCAGCGTTTCGTTTACGTAAATAATTTCATGCTCTGGAGAGTCATCACAGCTACGGCTAACCAAATCCCCATAATGCGACACTTCTGCAATGCCGCTGTAACGCTCAAAAATTCTTGTCGCAGTGCGCGGTGTGTCGTTTTCTTGGTAGACAAAGAGCGGTTCAACGCTATACCTGAAGGCAAACTGCACTCCATTTACGTTTCTTGCATTTTTTTCAAACGTGTCGCCAGTTGCCCAGTTACCTGTCGTATCAACCACCCTAGTGCCGACAATTTTCCACCATTTATTGCGAGGAGTGTGATCGTAATCCCGCCGATATACCTCGACCGTAAGCTCCATGTTTACGCTTCTGCCGCCTGAAGAATAAGTCCAATTGCTCTTTGTTCTACGTTCACCGACAGCCAATTCGGGGTTATTGAAATACGGATCTAGCCCAAAGAAAATTGACATAATATTGCTTAAAGTATTTTCTCTAATCGGGTCGCCTGTCTGGTAGCTGCTTGAAGTGTCTCTGGAAGTTACGCTTTCAAGCTGGACAGTTAAGCCGCTAGGAACCCATTCGCCATAGACAAGATTGATTTTCCCATCCCCGTCATAAATAAGCTCAGGCACAACTGCCATTTGCGGATGCGTGAAAATATCACGAGGCTTTGCAAAGTAACCGCGACCGCTGATGCTAAATCTGCCAAGGTATGTATCAGATGTCCAGCTTTGTTGTGGTGTCTTGCCGCCGTCAAGAACGAAAACATTCTCAGCGCCGGAGCTTTGCTGCGTTGGGATTGCGCTGTTAAATGGGCGTAACCTGTACTCTAATTGAGTTCGACTTGGATGAGTGACCCGGATAGACGAGTAGATGTCTATGGGCGCGTTACCTATAACAGCAAACAAGTAAGGGCCGATATTTACCCACCCATTGTTTGCATTGTTTTCAGTAAAGTTAGTGTTATCGCTATAGCGAACGTCTAATGCAAACAAGGAAATCCTCCTTGAGAACATTGTCATCTTCCCTTCAGTTAAGCTGATATTCTCTTCGTTGTACTGCGCCATAATTCCGGGAGCAGGCAACGTATTAAAGTTTGTGAGGTTGCTAAATTTTGTCCAGACTTGAGATTTGATTCCGATCTCCGTCACATCGCAAGCGCGAGTATTCTGAAACGTTCCAATCTCATACTTCAAGATTGGATAGAAGGATTCCTCAATGTCAGAAAAAGGCAAGTACCTTTCTTGGCTAATAGCAGCTTTATCAACAATGCCAATTTTTCTTTGGTTGCGGCTCCAGCCTTCTAGGCAACGCAAGGTGATTCTGTATCCACTAGCTGAATGGATTTCTGGGTCGTAACGCTCGGAAGGTCTATCAATAACTTCCCACGTAGATCGACCGATCATAAACGTTGCTCCCATGGACAGCATTTGGTCGTAACGCTGCACTTCACTATCTAACGTTGAGCGAATGTCGCTGAGGTCAACAGGAAGCTCACTTCCAATTCCAGCAAATGCATCAGACTTCTGCCTTCCTTTTCCAAGTAGAATAACAATTTTATCCCCTACATTTACTTCTACTGTTTTTGTGAGATTGCCCCATTTTTGAAGTGTAGAACTAGCTGAATATTTAGTGTCAAGAATCGTGTGTTCAGCAAAAGTGCTTATTTCGTTTGTATTAATGTGCTCAACTACGCCTACGTGTCGAGCGTAGTTAACGCCCGTACCAGGCATTCCCGCTTTTGTTTGTCCGCTATAAAGATCGCCGTTGCCGTAGGGGTGAGTTTTCATTAAATAACCGTCAACATATTTTCGCTGTTCGCTTACTGCTTTATCACGTTGTTCTTTGGTCCAGTCTTTTAATACTGAAAAAATCTTCCAGTCAGGTCTAAATGGCGTTCCATTGGGGATGCCAGAATACACACCGAATCGAGTCTGAGAAGTTGGTGTAAAACTGCCGCAGAAAGCAGGCTGTGCAGCGCCCTGTCTGGTTGGAGCGTAAAACGCTTGATCACTTCCGTTAATGCCAGGATTATCGCGGTTGCCGTCAATCGCAAGATTTCCATACCTCCGGTTATAAGCACGCAATCGACTTCCAGCGCCTTGAGCTTCAAAGCCGCCGTTCCAGTAGAAGTCAAAATAATTTTCGTAAATTCCGTCTAGTGCGTTGTTCCCAAGGAAAATACCTGCAAGCTCAGGCTTTGCCATATTGCCTTGACCTGCAATCGCAACGATTTCCGCGACTTGATAACCGCCCCAGCTCTTCATGCGGGACCAAATAAGCTGAGGAGAAATCAGCAATCCACCAGTACCGTGCTGATCGTCTCTACGAGTAAAAACGATAGGTACTGTGTTGCCGTAAGAGGCCAATTCCTGCAGTGAATCAAACCCAAAGGCTGGAGTAAAGATTGCAGTTCCTTGCGCTCCACCAAGTTGCCGCTGACCGCCAGACCTTCTCTGTTCCGGTGTTTCAGGCTGTTTTGGCTTAGGAGCCAAAAGATACGATGCGGCAGTCGAAGCGACGCCTACAACAAGACTGATAATTGCAATAACTGTAGCGTCGTTTTGAATATCAGGAATGTGCGCATATTCTTCAGGGCGCTCTTTGACGCGACGCTCAACCTCTTTTGCAAACTGCCGATACTCTTCTTCAGTGCAGCCAAGGGTTCTGATTAGATGCTTCTCGTACGGAAGCAGTGGTTGAATTGATTGGTGCCGATAGGGCACCATGCGACCGCCTTCAAATGCCGGTTGATGTAGAGACATCCTCTGCTCCAAACGACTGCAAAGACAGGATCACCTTGACTTAGCAGCAACACGTCTCCATCATACTTTGGTTGGTTAACTCGTTTTCCCCATTTCAATAAGTCACGCCCGTACTGCCTGACGCTTTGTTCGTACCAGGCTGGGTTAAATGCTGGCGCCTCAATGTTCAGACGGTCTAAGACTGTGTAGACAAGGTGTATGCAGTCCAATGCGCCGTCTGCATCTGTTCCGTCTGCGCCTAATCGATATGGGCGACCGATTAAATCGATCACGACACACGCACTCGACTTGTTAGCGGCAAACGCCCCACAAGTTGCTGTGTCAGACGCTTGCGTGGTACGTCGGAGCCTACTGCGTCAAAAACGGAAGCAAGCTCAATAGTCAGCGCGGTCGATGTCCACTGGCCTGAAACAATTTGGCCGATATAACGATTGATCAATGTGTAGTCTTCCTTATTGTCAGGGTTGATCAGTACCGTTCTCACGTTTGCTAAGTACTGCCCCTCGATGACAGTTGTTGCGAAAGGACGGCTTAGCTCGTTATTGGGCAGCGCTATGCTTGCGGGCTGATTGTCGCCGGTCTTTGTGACCGTTACGCCAGAAAATGCAAATGGCATAAATCCGAAGTTATTTCTTGCGCCTGTGTCAATATTGAAGAACGGTGCGTCTTCCCCGACCCAGTAATTTTGAAAGGCAAAACCACCTGTTTGATCAGGTGGGCGCAACGTCATGTAATGGGCAAAAGCAAGAGTTGAGTCTGACATCAGAGACCAATCCTCCTGCGTTGAGTAGTGTTCTGCTTAAGCGTAGTCAGCGCACGACGCTCACCTTGCATTGCACCTTGCTGAGCTGCTTGCCTCATACCAGCCTGGAACTGATCAGCGGTGACATACTCGACATTGTTGATGCGTTCCACGGTGTAACGCACGTCAATTGGCTTGGATGCGACGGCTGTATTGCCAGTTCCTGTTGGAACGGTATCCCCGTTTTGCGGGATGACAGCAGAACCGCGAGCACCCCGCGAGTAGCGTTCCAGGCTTTCGCGCATCTTGTCTTCGGGGATGATGTACTCGGGTTGACCGCCTTCCCCGACAAGTGCGCGGGTTGGACCGGTGACAAAACCACCCTCGGCAAAAGGAGTAACTGGCGTGTTAGCTCCAATGCCGGAATACTGCTGAATACCAGCAACGTCTAATTTTTTTCCGCCCATGCCAGCGAATATACGGGCGATGCCGATCGCGATGTACTGCGCAATCATCACCGCACCCTGTTGGATCAGTGCTTGGCCCATGTTCTTGAGCATGGCAGCAAAGACTTCTTGGGCATCCTTCGACCCATCGATCAGACCTGTAAATAGATCTGTCAACCCTTGACTGAGGGCGTTAGTCAACGGTTGGAGCTGCTGCAACGTTTGCTGCATTTGAAGCTCTTTCTGTTCGACTTGGTTGAGAACGGGGAGTAGCTCTTCGTATTTGAGCCTCCTTTCCGTCAGAAGACCCAGCTGTTGTTGAAGATCTTTGTTACTCTTGTCCTTCTCAAGCTTTTTGTTTACATCGTCAATTTGTCGATCTAGGTCGCCGTATATGTCTTCTTGTTTTTCAAGTTGCTTGATTCGCAGCTCCAGCATTTCCGAGTCTTGGCCGCCAAATGGGCTACTGATTCGGCGCTCTACTGCGTCTATTTGGCGTCTAAGGCCAATGCCGATGTCCTCAGTTTCGCGTTCACCGGCAAGTTTTGCTAGTTCGCGTTCCAGTGCGAGTCTTTCCTGTGCCTTTACGGTCATATCTTGCTCTAACTTGTACTGCTGTATAAGCAGATCGCGTTTGGCAGCGGCGGTTTCTATGAGCGCTTGCGCTTCCTGGAGGGACTTTGCGTTATTGATTCTCTGGTTTGCTTGGATGTTAAGTATTACAATTTCAGCGTTTCTTTCTTCTGTCAATTGCTCTAAGCGCTTTCTTAGGGCGGCTTCTTTACCTCCTTCAAACTCTGCCAGCTTTACATCAAAGGCAAAGCGCTCCTTTTGCGCATTTAATAGGGCAATGTCAGCTGACTCTAGTTGGCTTCGCCTAGCTTTCTCTTCTCGCGCAGCTTGTTGTGCGGCTTGCTGTGCGGCTCGTTCTAGAGCTACACGTTGTTGCTGCTCTAAGCGTGCAATAGCAAGATTCTGCTTCAGTAGTGCCTGTCTTTCCCTTAGAGTTTTTTCGCCATCCTTTAGACCGCTGTTTCTAATTTTTTCAAGCTCTCCTAAATACTCAACAACGACAGCCTCTTTGGCTAGCTCAAGACCCCTATCAGTTGTCAAGTCCAAACCAGAGTTCAGAAGATTTAGTTGGGCCTGTAATGTATCGTTTTCAGCCCTTAAGGCTGCCTTGCGCTCATCCTCAGCTTTCTTAAGCCTATCACTACGCTCCGTAAGTTTTGGATCAAGTTCAGGTGTAGGGATCTGGTTGCCCTCTGCAGCTGCGCGATCTTTGCCTATGTTTTGTAGTGTTTCAAGCTGGAATCTAGCTACACCGAAAGGCCCTGAGGATGTCGCCCCTTTTATGAAATTCACCATCCAATCAGGCATATTACCAAATGCACCCGCAAGGTTATTAATAAGCGTAATAAACCCGAGCATTGCAGGTAGTAACTCTTTTGTTAGTGCAGCAGTTACTTCTTGGTATCTTTGCTCAAGCTCTTTCATTTCTTGGTCATAAGCTGCCAACTGTGCAACAGCATTAGGGCCTAACTTATCGTTTATTTCCTCTAATACGAGCTGCTGAGCTTCATAAGCTCTACCGGCCTCCATTAAGGACTCAACTTGTTTACTAGTAGCTTCGTCAACTTTAAGCCCGGCATCTTCTAAAGCTTGAAGCGCTTCTGTTGGTTTACTTAAACTGCTGGCTAAAGACGCCATATTTTTGGCAAACGTATCTGCTGCTGTACCAAGTGCCGTGCCAACCAGCGAGAGGCCGAAGCCGAATTGACCGCCTATTAAACCACCAGCCGCGCCACCTGCGCCACCGCCGACTGCAGCGCCTATACCTTGGCCGAAGAGAAGTGGGAACGCTCCACCGATGATGCCGCTACCCAGCGCCTCTTTTCTGCGCCTCGCTACCTGCTCAGCTATTCGATTTTCTTTTTTAATTGCCGCCGCCTTTGCTTCTGTACGTCTTTTAAGTTCAGCATCAAACGCCTTCCCCTCTTCTTTGTCAAGCGCAATAGCACGGTCAAAAAGCTGCTTTTGGATGCCTTCCTCTACAATAAATTTTTTCCTAAGAAACTCTAAATCGGCATCATTAAGTTGTTTGCTGAAGTTTTTTTCAATATCAAAAATCTGTCCAGCAAACGTCTTTCTGGCTTCAAACCTAGCTTCACGCTCTGCCGCTTCTTTTATAGAGCTTTGCGCGAGTCTTTCGGCGGGTGCGGTTCTCTGTTGTATTCTTTGTGCCTCTGCAACAAGCTCTAAAACTTCCCGAGTACCTTCTACCAAACTCTCCTGAAGCTGTACTTTTTTGTTTAATTCTGCGGCAGACT